TGGGGCCGTCGTCACGGTTTCCGCCATCACGCCGGGTACCGCCGGTAACAGTCTCGCGATTGCCGAGGCCGGTACGGGCTTCTCGTTCACGGGCGCGGCGACCGTTCTCGCGGGCGGTGCCACGGCGGTTGCCGGTACCGCCATCGGCATCTCCGCGCAACCAGCGGTCGCCGGAGACAACATCCCCTATTACACCGGTGGGGTGTTCAACTGGAAGGCGATCACATGGCCCGCTTCGGTCACGACGTTGGAACAGGCGAAAGTCGTGTTTGATCGTACCAACATCTTGATCGGCAAAGTCCTCGGTACGTCGGCTCGTATGACCATTCCGTGAACCCGGAAGTTACTTCCGTAACCGCCGTTTGCTCCTGGGCGACGGGCCGTTTATCAAGGGAAACACACCATGCGTAATAAGCAGTTCGCGCCCGCCTCTTTCACCCCGCGCATCGCGGCGGGAGATATCGGACTTTATTCAGCGGTTACGTTGCTCGACGTTCTCTACGATCCGGCGAACGCGCCGGAACTCGATCAGTTCTGGATGAAGTTCTTCCCGCGAACGATCAACTTCACCACCGAAAAGATCATGTTCGACGAGATCGACAACAACGAATACCGGCTCGCGCCGTTCGTCGCGCCGAACGTGCAGGGTCGCGTGGTCGCGTCGAAGGGTTTCCAGACCCGTTCGTTCAAGCCCGCCTATGTCAAGCCGAAGCACGTTATCGACCCGGCACGGACGATCCCGCGCCGTGCCGGTGAACTCGGCAGCATCCTCGGCGGTGGCATGTCGCTGCAACAGAAGTTCGACCTCATCATGGCCGACAATCTGCGGCGCGAGCGAGCCATGATCGAAAACCGGTGGGACTGGATGGCGTGCCACGCCATCGTGGACGGCAAGATCACGGTGTCCGGTGAGGACTACCCGACGACCACGGTGGACTTCGGACGCAACCCTGGTCTGACCACGTCGCTGACCGGTGCCGCGCTTTGGTCCGCTTCGACGGCGACACCAATGGCCGACATTCAGGCCAAGCGGACATTGGCATTCAAGCTGTCCCGCTCGCCGGTCAACACGCTGATTTTCGGCATCGACGCCTGGACGGCGTTCACCCAGGAAGATCACCCCGACGTTCAGACCTTGCTCAACGTGTTGCGTCGCGGTGGCGAGTCCACCTTCAACGCGCCGAACATCAGCGACGGCTCGCCCTACAACTACCAGGGCTATATCGCCGGGGCGAACACCGGTCGGCTCGACCTCTGGACGTACTCGAATTTCTACGAGAGCGACGGCACGGACGGCAACACGGCGGGCGTCGGGATCAACTACCTCGATCCGTCGTACGTCGTGGGTGTCGGCGGCGCGATCAACGGCATCTCCTGCTTCGGCGCGATCATGGATCGTCGGGCGCAGCTTCAGGCGCTTTCGATGTTCCCGAAGGTGTGGGACGAGGAAGACCCGAGTGTGACCTACTCGATGACGCAATCGGCTCCGCTCATGGTGCCGCTGCGCCCGAACAACTCGTTTCGTCTGAAGGTGGTTTAAGGAGGACTGTCATGCCGCGTTTAATTCCGATGGTTTCCGTTGGCGTCAGCCGGAAAGCGGGTACCCGCAATCAGACCATCTATCCGGCCATCGGTGAGATGTTCGACTTCACCGACGAAGAGGTCAAGCAAATCCGCGCCGAATATCCGGAAGGTTTGCGGCGTCCGATCAACGAGACGGCTGGCGGTTCGGGTCGAAGGGAGTCACAGCCGGAAGTAACTTCCGAGGAAGATCATTCGGGAGAAGAGAACGTTGAAGTCACCGAGGAAGAGACTTCGACGGTGCAATCGGCTGGGCGTATGACGCCGCAACAGCAGCGGCAGCAAGCCGCGCGACGGGCTGGTGGACGCCGCACCAACGAGGACGAAGATCTGTGAGTTTTCTCGATATCAAAGCCATGACGCGAAGGCAGGTTCACGCGACCTTCGCGGTTCCGTGCGTGCTTACCACGGGAGACGGGTCGTATGCTCTCACGGCTCGTCTCCACGGTAAGCAGATGGTCGGCGGCGATATCGAGTCACAGGGTTATTCCGTTACCATCGAAGGCGTCTTTCGCGTGGTGTTCAACCGTGAAGAACTGATCGCGTTGCTTCTCAAGCCCGTTCGCGGAGATCAGGTTGTCTTCCCCGACTACATCGGTCCCGGCCAGGACATGGCGGTTGAACTGGACGCCCGCGATGAATACGACGGGCCGATAGACGAGAAGTGGTCCGTGGCGTCGTTCATGTCCACCGCGACGGCGACGGCTTCAAGCGCGGCGGGTGTCGGTGACGCGGAAGGCGACGAATTATGAGCGTCGATATCGACAGCAGCGGGATAGAAGACCTTGAACATCTGTTCGAGAGTTTTCCGGACAAGGCGCGTCAGGCGATGAGCATCGCGCTCAACGAGACGGCGCGTGGCCCCGCGTTGAAAGCCGCGAAGCGCAACATCATGGCGCAGATCAATTTCCCAGAGGGCTATCTCGATACTCGTGTGGAATTCAAACAAGCCGCCACGCCCTACAATCTGGAAGCGCGCATCGTGGGTCGTGACCGGCCAACTTCGCTGGCCCGCTTCACGCCAGCCGGGACGCCGGTCGGTCGCGCCGCCGTGGCCAACCGGGGCCTCACAGTCGTCGTCAAGCGCGGCTCGCCGCAGCGCATTCCGCAAGGTTTCCTGGTCAACCTCCGTAATTCCAACATCGGCCTCGCCATCCGGCTGAAACCCGGCGAGACTGTCAAGGGCGTGCAACGGTTCAATCCGGTGCGTCTGTTCCCCAACGTCTACTTGCTGTACGGGCCTTCGGTGGATCAGGTTTTGACCGACGTTGGCGACCAGATAGCCGAGGAAGTAACTTCCGATGTCGCGACCGAGTTCCATCGGCAGTTCGCCCGTCTCACGGGATTGGGCTGATGGCGTTCGGAGGCGACACCAAACAGTTCGTGATCCTGAAGCGTCTGACGACGCTGCTTGAAGGCGTCACTCCGGCCAATGGATATGACTTCAACCTGACCGGCAAGGTCTTCCGAGGCAAGCTGGTGTTCGGCGCGCAAGAGTCCACGCCATTCGTTTCGATTGTCGAGTTTCCGCGACCCGATACCGCGCCAATAGAGGGAGGGACAGAAAGGCTTCGTCGGCTTGAAGAATGGGAGTTACAGGTACAGGGATGGACGAAGACGACCCAGGCCAATCCGACCGATGAACTCTATGGGTTGAAAGGCGCGATTGAACACAGGCTGGCGCGGATCATGGACCCAGACGTTAGCGACTACAGACTTGGGCGCATACTTGATCGTGCGCGTATCGGACCCGGCGTGGTGCGGGCGGCTACTCCACAAGTGGCGGGAACAGAAGCCCTATACCTCCCGTTGATTATCCACTACACTTACAACGTCGCGGACCCTTGGGCGGTCTGATAACCAAACCAGTGTGAAAGGCAACAGGCCATGGCTGACAATCTTGTTCTGGGACGCGGCAAAGTATTCATCGCACCCTATCCGAAAGGCGAAACGACCGGCGGCACCAAGGGTTATCTCGGAGCCACGCCATCGTTCGCCCTGGCGCAGTCCAACACCAAGCTGGATCACTTCAGTGCCGAAGGCGGGCTGAAGGTGAAAGATCGTTCCGTCATTCTGACCCAGGACATGACGATCACGCTTGAAGTCGATAACATCATGGAGGCTAATCTCGCGCTGTGGTTCGGTGGCAATAACACCGACGCGGAACCGAGTGACGCTCCGGGTGATCTCGGCACCATCGCCATCATCGGTGCCGCCGATGCCATCTTCGGCGCGGTGTTCTTCGAAGCCGATAACGCCGAGGGCACCAACACCAACTACTGGTTCCCATATTGCAACATCTCGCCCAGCGGCACCTTCGCTTTGAAGGGTGATACGTGGCAAGTGATGACGTTCAATATCGAGGCGCTGAAGCGCGACAGTTCCACCGAACGTGTCTACCTCTACACGCCTGATCCTGGCACCAGCGCGGCTGACGATGATACCCCGCTTCTCGACATTGATGACGTGGCGGTGGCGGGTGGCGGCGGTAGCAGCGCGGTGGCGGCTACGGGAGGAACGGTCACGGCTCCGGGGACAGCGACGGTGGGCGGAGCGTTCACCGTTGGATATACCCTCACAGGCGGCACGTCTGGCTACATCATACTACATAACGGCACGGCGAATTACGGCAGTTCCAAGCATGTGACCGGTACCGCCGGTAGCACTTCGCCCTTCACCGTCGCGGTGGCCGGTAGTTACACGGCGAAGCTGTTCGACAATTCGGCGGCGACCGGAACGGCGCTCGCCACTTCCGGGGCTATCGTCGTCAGTTAAGGCCCGCCGTCTCGGGAGACGCGGTGGAGGGCGGGGCCGTGAGGTTCCCGCCCTCTTGGTATCAGGAGATTGAAATGGCTCTCGCGGACTACATCGTGCAGAAGCGCGGTATCACGGACTTCACCGGCAAGATGATCGCCACCGTACGCGGCCTCAACTTCGAAGACATCTCGCGGCTGGTGCGGAACCACCTGACCGAGTTGACGATGGTGTTCAACGGCGCGGCGACAAATGGGAAGTTACTTCCAGAGGATTTGGACATCCATTCGTTGTTGTTCAGCCTTGTCGTCAAGGCTCCCGATACGGCGGCTTTGATGCTGACGCTTGGTTGTGACGAGCCGGACGAGATTGAGAAGGCGAAGCTACTTCCGGCTCCGCTCCAATTGAAGATACTCGGTGAAATCATCAACCTCACATTCGAGGATGTCGGTGGCCCTTTGGCATTTCTGGAAATGGTAAAGATCGCGGTAGCCTCACAGCGTCCGCTTTTGGTCGAGCCGGTAAATTCGATGCCGAGGAAGCAATAGTTTCGTGGTATCGTAATCTCCGCGAGTGCATTGGCTTATTGCTTTCCCAAGGGCATACCGGCGCGACGCGGTATCCTATCGCCTATCTCTGGAACGAAGTAAGGTTCACCAGGGAACGCATGAACGCCACGATGACTTCCGAGGCCGTCGTCATGAAGGCCACGATTAGTCAGGCCATATGGGGCGGTAAGGAACTGAGAGAACTGTTGGAGACGTTAAATGGCCACTGAACGCACTACCGACATCGTTCTACGGGCACAGGTAGACAAGGCTCTCCAACCGCTCGATCAGGTCTTACAACGGGTCAAGCAACTCACGACGGTACTCGACCAGCAGCGCGATGCCGCCAAGACCGGCGACACCACGCTGGGCGAGTACGCGAAGGCGCTCCGCGACGTTGAGAACGCCGCCAAGGATCTGTTACGCGCTCGTGTCGCTCTGAACTCGTATCAAGATAAGCAGGAGACGCTCGCCGCGAAACAGGCGGCGGTCGCCACCGCGCGTCAGGCCCGTGACACCTTCGCGGCGCAACTGCCCGACGACCGGACCAAGGCGCAGGAGCGCCAGCTAGGTTCGTTGGAGAAGGCGCTACAGAGGTCCGAGGCCCAGGCCAACACCGCGTCACGCGCGTTCGAAAAAGCCGCTGCCGAAATGGAGCGGATGCAGATCGCCGTCGATAAGCTGGACGAGACGCATCAGCAGATCACGCTGTTCCGCGACATGGCCAGCGATGCCCTCTCGGCTGGCAACGCGGTCAACGACACCCTGATCGCCACTCTGAAAGTGGCGCGTGCCGAGAAGGAAGCGACCGAGCAACGGATCGCGGCGCGTGAGAAGTTACTTCAGGCGATAGCCAAGACCAACGCCGGTCTTCGCGCCGAGGCCGAAGCCGCCGAGAGCGCGGCTCTGAAGGACACCGAAACCAAAGAGCGCATGATCGCTCGCGCCAACGTGGGCATCACCGGTCTGAGCGCCAAGCAACAGGCCGAGGACGCGGCGGAAGTCGCGCGGGTACGGGAAGCCTCCGAAAAGCGAGAGGCCGTTGCCGCGCAGACGGCGCAGGACAAGGCCAAGCTGCTCGCCCAGGCCAACGTGGGCTTCGCCCGGTTGGAAGCCGCCGAACGCGAGAAGGCGCTACAGGCCGAAGCGGCGTTACAGGAAGCCGCCGACAAGCAACGAGTGGCCGCGCTTCAGGACGCGGAGAACAAAGCCAGAACATTACGAAGGGCCAATGTCGGCCTCGCGCAGATCGAGGCGCAGGAGCGCGAGCGCGCCATCGCGGACGAAGCCGCGCTACAGGCGGCGGCCGACAAGCAGCGGGTGGCCGACGCGCAGACCACCGCGAAGGCGGAAGCCGCCGCCGAGAAGAACCGCAATGAGATCGTCCAGGCGGTACGCAACGCCGAAACCGCCGCCATGCGCGAGGATCACAAGGCCGCGCTGGCCGCTGACGCCGAACTCGCGCGGCAGCGTATCGCCAACGCGAAGGCGTTTCAGGACAGTCAGGCGCGCTTGCGAGAGGCCGTGGCGGCGGTATGGCAGGCGGAAGCCGAGGACGCCCGCAAGGCTTTCGAGGCGATGGACGCCTACGCCGCGTCCGTGGCGAAGGTCCAGGCCCAGGCCGCTGAAGCCCTGGCCCGTGCCAGGGCTGCGGTGGGGGCTGTGGGCACTCCGCTGGCCACCCCCGCTACCCCATTGGCTGAAACTGTCCGCACGGCGCTGGGGACCGGTCCAGGGTCGCTGGCAGGCGGGGGCACTTTGGGCGGGTTGCAATCGGAGATTGCGGCCATCACGGCTTCGGTCGATACCGGGGCTGGTGCGATCAAGCATTACTCGGATGAGTTGAAACGCCTCGACGCGGTTTCGCGTGAAGTCGTACGCCAGTCTCAAATTATAGATTCGTTTCAGAAACAGAAGGAGGCTTCTCGGGCCGCGCTCACCGCGTTTCACGATCTGGCGGAAGAGATCAAGAAACTCGAAGCCGAAGCCGGGAAGGCGGAAACGCCGGATCAACTCGCGGAAGTAACTTCCAAGATCGCTGACGCCCGCCGTCGTCTCGGATCGGTGGAGGGCGGCACTGGACTTGCCGCCGCCGCCAGGGAAGAGGTCGAGGCGTTCACCAAGGAAGAGGTCGCGCTGAACGCCATTGGCGTCACGGCGGATCGTGTCAGCGCGGCCATGCGGGCATTGACGGCGGTCGCGGTGTCCACGTCGGCGGAACGCCAGACGATCATGGCGCATGAGAAGGCCAATCTCGACGCCAACGTGGACGCCATCCTCGCCAGGACGGCGGCTCTGGCGCGTACCGGCACCGCGCCGGTGGCGACGGCGACCTCGCTGGTGGCTGATGTCGCCGGTCCCGCTCGGGGCCGTCAGTCAATCGACGACGTGACGGAGGCCACCGACAAGCTGGAGAAGTCGATAGGCCGTGGCCGTCTCACGGCGCAATCGTACAACCGGACGATGGACGAACTGTTCGCGATCCAAAGCCAGATCGCGTCCGACGCCTCGTCCATCGACCACTACAACAAACAAACCGACGCGCTCATCAGGGCGAACGATGCGTTCGTCAAGGCCGAGGCCGAGGTCCACCGGCTGGCTGTGGCGGTCAAGGCCGGTACGGCCAGCCTGAATGAACTGCAACAAGCCGAGGCCAAGATGGCTTCGACTTCGGCTGAATTGCAGAAACAGGCCACCGCGCACGCCGCCATCGACGCCCAACTCGTCAAGCGCAAGATCGATACGACCGCTCTTGTCGCCGAGACGGATAAGCTGGTCAGCGCATCGGCGCGGCTCGCCCAGGTGCAGAACGCCGTCCAGCAATCCAGCGGCAAGATATTCGGCCTGTCGTCCTATCAGTTCCAGAACCTACAGTTTCAGGTCAACGACGTTATCACGCAGTTGTCCCTTGGCCAGGGGCTTATGCGGACGTTCGAAAGTCAGGCCGGTCAGATCTTTCAGATCTTCGATCTGTCGGCGGCGGCGCTCGGTAGGCTGGTACTCATCGGTGGGCCAGCCATCGCCGTGATCCTGGCCATCGCGGCGGCGCTGTTGCGGCTGAAGGAGGGCGTTGACGCGCAACGCGAGTTCAACCGCCAACTGGCGTTGAGCGCGGATGGCGGCGCGTACACGTCGAAGTCACTTCTCGAAACCGCGCGGACCATCGAAAAGATGGGCGTGGCGTTCAGCGACGCGAAGACGCTTGTTCAGGAGTTCGCGCGAGACGGACTGAACACCGACGCGATGTTGCGCTTCGGCAAAGCCGCGCGTGATCTCTCCGACAGTACCGGTGTGTCGTTCGCGGATGCGCTCAAGCAGGTCAAGGTCATCGCGACCGGCACGCTTGCCGAGATCATGAAGTTGAACGAGCAGTACGACTTCCTGCACGACGCCACGGCTCAGGCTGTCGAGGACTCGTTCAAGTTCGGCAACGGCACTGAGGGTCGCGTCATTGCCATGCGGGCGTTGGAGAACGGTCTGGGTGCCGCGGTTAAACAAGGCATCGACCCGTTCACCGCGTCTATGCGCGAACTAACCCAGGCGTGGCATGACTTCCTCGATGCTATCGCCAGTGTCGGGCTGTTCAACGCGATAGCCGCCACGCTGCGCGGCACGGCGGCGCTGGCCAAAGAGATCGCCGCCGACATGCGGTACATCTTTGGCGACAATCGCGAAGAACAGACGAAGCAACTGGACGCGCGCATCAAGTCGCTCAACGATCAGTTGACGCGGGTACAGTCGGTCATCAAAACGCTGCGCGACCAGGGCACGCCTGAAGGCGACGCGACACTGAAGCTGATGACCGAGGAAGCGGTCACGCTGCGTGAGAAGTTGGATGAAGCCCGTATCGCCAAATACAATCTGGCGGCACCGGTACCGGGCGCTTCCGGCACGCCCGGTTCGGTCGGTGGCACCATGCCAGCCGGGGGACCACTACCGGCACCGTTCACTAATCTTCCGTCACCGGATAGCCGGGTGGCCCGCGAGGTTCCCGGCGATATCCAGGCGGTCATCGCCGCCGTGTCGTCGCTGACGGCGGTCAGCGAGAACTCGCTGTCCGCGATTTACCGGCTTGAGGCGGCGCGTAACGCGGATGGATCGTACAAGACCAGTGCCGCCGGAGCGCGCGGGCCGTTTCAGGTCATGCCCGGTACGTTCGATGATATCGCCACCGAGTTCAAGGGGCTGTTCGATCAACTGGCGATCGTACTCGGCAAGAAGATCAGCATCGACACGCCGGAGTTCAATGCGCTGGCCGGGGCGCTCTACTTCAAGAAACAGTCTCAGGCATTTGGTAGCGAGGCGCTTGGAGCCGCCGCCTACAACGCGGGACCGGCTGGTCTGCGGAGTATCCTGGCCGGGACCAAGCCGCTTCCCGGCGAGACGGCGCAATACGTCTCCAACTTCCAGGCACCCAACCAGGGTCCGGCTGGAAGTACCTTCCAAAATCCTGACATGACGAACCAGAACGCGATCAAACAGCGTCAGGTTCTCGAAGACCTCGTTCGTGAGCGCATCAATCGGGTCAACGCGCAGCTACGCGGCGACGAGCGTATTAAGTCCGATCAGGATCGGCTGACGCAGTTCTATCAGGACGAACGTAAGAAGTTGATCGACTCGCTTGGCGGTAAGGAGCCTGGACCGGAGGTCGAGAAGGAGTTCAACGCCAAGGTTGACGCTTTCCGCAAGCAGCTTGAAGACCTGCGCCTGAAGGAAATTCAGGACGCCAACAAGGCGGCGAGCGATATCCTCAAATCCGCCCAGGACGCGGTGGACAAATCGAACAAGACCGATCCCGCCGCCCAGCGGCGCGTCGTGGATCGTGCCTACGATCAGCAACTCGAAGCCATCGAAATTCAAATCCGTCAGGGTGCCACCGACATCGCCAAGCAGTCGCTTGAAGGCGCAAAGGCGGCGCTGCTGAAGGCGCGTGATGACGCCCGCGAGAAGGCGACGATTGACACCGACCGGGCCATTGTCGATATCATCGTCAAGGCGCGCGATGAAGCCATCGCCAAGATACAGGCTGACTTCAAGAACGGCGCGATTACCGTCGCGGAGATGTACAAGCGGCTCACGGAAACGACCGGAGCGTTCGCCGGTAAGATCAAGGAAGCCCTGGCTCGGTCCAACGCCGACCTCGCACGCCAGCCGCAGACCCCGGCCATTCAGGAACAACTCGCCAGGAACGCCAAGATTGATCCGAATGCCGCCGGTACCGGATTGTCGGCGGATCAGGCGACGGCGGCGCGGCG